GGATTATCATTGATTGTTGACGAGTACCGCCCTTCAAGATGGCAGGGTTCTAAAGAAGAACGCATTCTAGCGGTCTTAGAACCCAAATATGCTAATCGTCAGATCTGGCATTACCCAGGTGGTAACTGCCAGGCTCTGGAAGAAGAATTAATATATTCTAATCCTCAGCATGACGACGTAAAAGATGCCTTAGCTTCTGCGGTAGATTTCGCAGTAGCTCCTTTAAACTTATTTGCAATGAAGAAGAACCAAGAACATATGTTTAAATATAACGTCAGATTTGGTGGAGTAGCATGACTGGTAAAGTTCTTGAGCTACAAAATGTATTAACGCCAGATCAACTAGCCATTCGTATAACCGAGAGGTTCATACAGTGGGACCAAATGCGTCAGGTTAAGAAGAACGACTGGGAAGAGATCCGACGTTATGTTTATGCTACAGATACAACGCAGACAACAAACAATCAACTACCCTGGAAGAATAAAACTATTGTTCCAAAGCTGTGTCAGATAGCAGACAATCTTTACGCTAATTACACATCTACTTTGTTTCCCAAACGTAAGTGGTTACTCTGGGAAGCTAATGAACGCGATTCCGCTTCTGTTGAGAAGCGCGATGCCATTATTAACTATATGGCTTGGTGTATCGAGCAACCTTCATTTAAACACGAACTAGATAAAATACTACTTGACTTTATACATTTCGGTAATTGCTTCGCAACTGTAGAGTGGACAGACCAACGTGTCCAACAAGATGGTAGAGTTCAGGCTGGCTTTGTAGGTCCTTCATTGCGACGTATAAGTCCTCTGGACATGATTATGAATCCCACAGCAGAGAACTTCATACAGTCGCCCAAGATTGTACGTTCTATTGTTAGTATGGGTGAACTCCGTAAACTCTTAGATAGGATGACCAACGATGAGAACCAAGCGGAAATTGAAGAACTATTTGACTACCTTAAAAAGATCCGATTTCATGCAAGGACTTTCCAAGGCGACTGGATTCAGCGTGATCGTCTTTACGCTGTGGATGGCTTTACTAGTTTCAGAGCTTATCTTCTGTCTGATTTTGTCGAAGTTCTTACCTTTTACGGCGATTATCACGATTATATAAATGATACCTTTGAAAACAACCGTGTTATTACTGTGGTGGATAGGCACAAGCTTATTGGTAACAAGCCTAATCCTAGCTGGTTTGGGTATCCTCCTATATTCCATGTGCCATGGCGTAAGAAACAAGATAACCTTTGGGGGATGGGTCCTCTAGATAATCTAGTAGGTATGCAATACCGGATGGACCATCTGGAGAATATGGGAGCAGATATCTACGATTTCACTGCATTCCCAGTACAGATGATTAAAGGCTTTGTAGAAGACTATACATGGCAACCAGGAGAGAAGATCTTTGTCTCCGAGGAAGGCATGGTAGAACTCATACAGCCTAAGGTTGAAGCTCTTAGTGCTGATATGAAGATTGAGAAACTCGAGCGTCTCATGGAAGAGATGGCTGGAGCGCCTAGAGAAGCTCTGGGTATTCGTAGTCCAGGCGAGAAGACCAAGTATGAGTTCCAACATCTCGAGAATGCTTCAGGACGTCTATATCAGAATAAGATTACTCAGTTTGAGGAACAACTGGTAGAGAGTGTTCTAAACGCTATGCTAGAACTAGCTAGGCGTAATATGGTAGGTGTAACTACAATCAAAGTCTTTGACGATGATTTTAAAGTATCTACTTTCCAAGACCTCACAGTTGAGGACATTACGGGCGTAGGTCGTATTAAACCTATTGCTGCTAGACATTTTGCTGAACAAGCAGAATTGGTCCAGAATTTGACACAGCTCACTGGTTCAAATCTCTGGCAGACAGTCATGCCACATTTCTCTGGTATTAAACTGGCTAAGATAATTGAAGACGTATTCGATCTAAAAGAGTACGAAGTAGTACTTCCGTATGTACAGCTGGCTGAACAAGCTGATGCACAGAGACATATGCAGGCTCTACAAGAACAACTTCACATGGAAGCTGGAACAGCTACGGGTCAAGGTGAAGACTTTGATACTGATGGTGGTAATCCACTAGCAGGACATGTCCCGCAGCAACAACAAGTTCCTGCTCAAGCTCCACCTCCTAACCAAAGGAAACGTTGATGTATACTAAGTGGACCTCACACTTACAATCAGAAGACGAGAAGATAAGATTTAAAGGTACTATTAAAGGTGCTAAGCCCGTCTTAGATCGTATTAAAGATCTAATGACGATTGAAGAGAAAGCCTTAGATAGAACTGAATTAGATCCTAAAGCTTACGACAATACTAACTGGCCCTATAAACAAGCATTTAAGAATGGTTATAGAGCCGGTCTAGAGGTAACTAAGAAACTTGTCGACATAGACAATCAGACCATTCTATTACCAGGAGAGTAAATGACCGAGAATATATTTGCGGTAGACAATACGCAAGAAGACCCCAACCTTGATTACCTTAAAGAGTTGGTGGGAGAAGGCAAGAAATTCAAGACAGATCAAGATCTTGCTAAAGGTAAGTGGCAGTCAGATCAATATATCAAGACTCTGGAAATGCAGAAGGATGAACTCCGGAAGGATTACTTGAAGTTGAGAGAAGATTATGAAGCCAGGGCAAAGTTGGAAGAACTGATAGATCAAATGCAGAAGCACCAGCAACCCGCAAATAGCGACTACACCCCCCCTGCGAAAGTGGATAAGCCCGGAATAGATCCTAAGGATATTGAAAGTCTTGTATCTAATAAGATACTAGAACTTGAGACTTCTAAGAAGAATCAAGAAAATTTCAATATCGTTAAGAAGAAAGCACAAGAACGCTATGGTAGTAACTACCAAGAGGTTCTTAAACAGCACAGAGAACATTTAGGAATATCTGAAGAGTTTGCTAATAACTTAGCCCTGAACAATCCTAATGTCTTTATTAAGACATTTGAATTAGATCAGCGACCTCCAGATAACTTTCAATCCCCACCCCGATCTAACCTGAGAAGTGACAACTTCAACCAAAAGGGAAATCAGAAGAGGACTTGGACATATTACCAAGAATTGAAGAAGAAAGATCCTAGAGGATATCTGTCTCAACCAACACAGGTTCAAATGCACAAAGATTACGAAGAACTCGGATCTGCATTTGAGGATGGAGATTTCCATCTTAGCCGATAATTAAGGAGACAAACTGATGGCAGGCTTTAATGATGCCAATACCCAGAGTCTTCTAAGAACTAATCTATGGTCTCGTCAGATCAAAGAACTGCTCTTAGATGAACTCCATGCCATGAAGTTTGTTCGGATTATTCAAGATTTCCCGGATGGTGTACAAATCAACATCCCGTCAATTGGCGAAGCAGAAACAGCTGACTTCACCGAAGGGCAGGCGATTAAGTACAACTCGATGGATACTGGTAACTTTCTGTTCAACTTTGATCAGCACAAGTATTCAGCGAACTCTATTTCGGAAAAGTTCAAGAGAGATAGTTTCTACTCTGCGGACGTAATTGCTGCCTTCGTTCCTCGTCAACACCGCGCTCTTATGGAAGCGGTCGAGACAAGGATTCTTGCGCAAGCAAATGCCGGACAAACTGCAAGCAATCTAAACGTAATTAATACTGCAAACCATAGGTTCGTTGGTTCTGGCGTTAGCCAGTCCTTGGCCTTCCAAGATTTCGCAAAAGCACACTATGCCCTCGTAAAGGCTAACGTGCCTCTGATTAATCTTGTAGCCATTGTTGACCCAACAGTTGCCTATACTATGCAGACACAAGCTAATACTGTTAACCTTCTGTCTCCGATGCCGATGTGGGAAGATGTCATTAAGTCAGGCGCTGTTACGGGATTTAAATTCCGTTTCAACCTCTATGGCTTCGATGTCTATGTTTCTAACTATCTCCCCGCAATTGCTTCGGAAACTATTAACAGTAACACCGTAACTAACGGTGTGGCCAATTTCTTCTTCTCTGCTGCTCCTGGCGATACTATGCCGTGGATTGGAGGCTTCCGTCAGATGCCTACCGTCTACAGCGAGTTCAATAAGGATCTCCAGCAAGACGAGTATTTGACCATTGCTGAGTATGGCTTTAAGCTATACCGCCCTGAGAACATGGTTACTGTTCTTACTTCTACAACCATTGTAACGTAAGAGGAGAATAACATATGTCTACAGGCACTTGGTTTAATCAAGACGGTCTATATCTGCAGTTTGGTACGCAGAAAGCCGTCCCCGAAGTTGGTGGTGATTATCTTGTTTATGGTGAAACAAGAGAAGTCGAGCAACTTGTTCCGCTCGTTCCGTTCCAGTTGACGGCCGCAGGACTCCCCGTCCCAGCGCCCGCTCAAACATCGTTCTCAGGAAC